CCAATTACTCGTTCCATTTGTACTCACACCATTAAACATCACAGTGATCCGCTTCACCCACGCAGGGATGCCTGTGAAATCTTTGCTTGTGCCGCTTGTGGTTGCTTGAGCAGTCTCAAGAACAATCCTCTGCATCTGCGCCCGAGACGCATTGCTGTCAGTCCCAAAGAATTGACCGTTGTATTCAATGTTGCCAGCGGCTGCTGTACCAATGAGCGTGTCAGAAGTTAAAGCAAGTATTGACATGATCAACCCTCTAGTAAAAGATTTATAGTGCCAGCGTCGAATGTTTCAGTGCCGCCGACAGTAGTTATGCGTACTCGGTCAAGAGTTGCGGAAAGTTCTTTTGCACCGCCACTTGCACCGATGTAGCCAGCGCTTGTGCCACTAATAACGCCAGACTGACACCAAATATTTCCGTTTAAATTTGTCAGCGTTATTGAGCCTCCCCATACTTGGGCGGCGGCATTTTGAGCAGTTAAATCAAAACCTGCTGTGCTATTAGCTGTTGCGCCAGCGTTAAAACTACCGCCAGAATATCCTGTGTTTTCAATACCGCCAGCATCGCCAAGTTGAAGCAATATGTTAGAAGTTCCATTTGTGCTAACACCACTAAACATCACAGTGATTTTCTTCACCCACGCAGGGATGCCTGTGTAATCAATTGAAGTACTCGATGTAGACGCAACCGCCGTTTCCAATTTATTGACAGCATTTGTCGCAGTGGCGGCTTGAAGCGTCAGCGTATTTGTACCAGCAACAGCAGGGGCAGAAATAGTTACCTGTCCTGATGTGTCTCCTGTTAAAACAAGTGAAGCCATGTTTGATCCTTAAAGAACAACCCAGCGACTACCGCTCGGCAAAGTTACCGTTACACCAGCATTAAGTGTGATGGGGCCTGTTGACATTGCACACGATCCCGATGTCACTGAATATGTGGTCGTCACAGTTTTGGTGTTTTCGTAGATCGGTACGCCTGTCACCAACGCTGTGTTTGACTGCGCCACAGGGATTGTTCCACTGATCGCTGACAGCGTCTGTGTGAAATTGCTGTTTGTGTTTGGGGATGAAACGGTAATCGTTCCCGACCCGCTTGCATTTCCCGCAATTGATACTTGAGACATGTTTTACCCTTCTAAACGACAGTCCACACAGAACCAGTCGGAACCGTCACTGTGACACCAGAATTGATAGAAACCGGCCCGAACGTACCTGCGTTTCTGTTTGTTGTGATTGTGTAGCTTGCGGTGACAGTCTGTCCGTTTTGGAAAAATATCTCATCGTTGCCACCACCCGTCGCTCCACCGCCACCCCCTGCGACTTTCACAAAGTCGGCTGAAGTCATGGTTGTCGAAGCAACAGTCTGGGATGCGCTGACGGTGTAAGTACCTGCCCCGCCCGTGCCAGTCAAAAATTCTGTGACGTATGTACCTGCGGTAACGCCCGTGCCGGTCAGAAACTGACCAACCTGAATACCACCTGCGGCAATTGCAGACACCGTCATGGTTGTGCCGGAAATGTCTGCCGTGTACTCCGCAGTCTTGTTGTTCCAAACCACCAAGGCCGAACTGTTTGGCCCGATCAGTACACCCGCAGAGTATGAGCTAGATGTGCCGCCACGAATATAGATATCGCTGCCGTCTGTGCAGTTGTTGACCACTACATAGGTTTTGCTCTTTTGCGGAGCATAGATATATCGACTTGCACCCGGTGCGCCTGTGGCAATTAAAATTGCAGTTCTAGCTTGGTTCTGTGCGCCAGCACCTGTTGTAGTCAGCGTCCAGTCGCCCGCAGTTACGCTGACTGTGGAGTATTGAGCAATAGCGTCCTCTATCAGTTGAGTCAACTGAGTGTTTACCGTTGAACCCCACGTATTCGTGAGTTCCCCAGTTACGGGCTGTACAAGCCCTAGCAGTGTTGTATATGAGGATGGCACGTTTAAACTCCTTCTTGCATTCTATTGGTTTATCAGACAACAGTCCAGACAGAGCCTGTCGGAACCGTGATCGTGACCCCCGTGTTAACCGTGAGTGGCCCTGCGCTCAAAGCATTTCTTCCAGTGGTGATGGTGTAGTTTGCTGTGATGGTGGTATCGTTCTCTGTCAATCCTGTCGCGCCAGTAACCGACCTGCCCGCCGGATACGTGACAAACACATCTTTTGTACCCGCGCTGAAATTCACCAAGCTGCCGGAGTTGCTGGAGGCCAGCACAGTTGTTCGGGCCAAAGTTGTGCCAGACAACGTGTATGTACCAACACCCACTTCCCATTCAGACGTACCCTGCCCAGCAATTGTGTAATACGTTGTATTGCCATTTCCAACGACAGAGAAAGATTGGAAGCCCGTCACGGCTCCGGCAAGCGTGATTGTGCCTGTACCAGCGGTGGTAGTAGTTTCCCGAACGCGATCAGCTAAAACCAATGCCATGTCTTACTCTCAGGTTGTCCCAATCTTTGTCCAAGTATTGGGGTTGCTGGTGTTGATCTCTGCCCAGTCAGCAGACTCTGCGGTGTTTATAGTTGCCCAGCCCGCACTTTGGGCTGCGTTGATTGTCGCCCAAGTTGTGCTTTCTGAGGAGTCTATGTTTGCCCAGTTTGCGGTCTGACTGTCGTTGATGAGTTCCCACAAGAATCGGGCAAAGAACGAGTCCGATGCTGTGATGGTTTCTTGGATGGCGCACAGGAAAACCTGAGTTACCACCGCCCCGTCGATAACTGACCCAAATTCTTCAACAAGCGCCGCAAAAGTGGCAAACGCTTCCATTGCGTCCGTAGCCACGGAAGATTCGGTGACGCTGTTTAAGAACAATAAACCACCAACAATGTCATCTGTTGCCGTAGCCGTTTCATCCACATTGCCATTGAATGCAAATGAGCTAGACACATCATCTGTCGCTGTTACTGATTCTGCAATCTGCGGGGCATAAACAGGTGTGGATGCGGCAGAGTCCGTCACTGTCGCTGTCTCTGTTACGTTTGTAGCAAAGGTTTGAGCCGCAGAGTCTGAGTCTGTCGCTGTCGATGTTTCGTTAATCGTTACTGGGAACACCGCATTGGCGGAGATTGAATCCGTTGCCGCCGATGTCTCAGATACTGCGGAACCAATAATATACAAAGAAGCTGTGCTGTCCGTGGCAGTTGCGCTCTCAGATACGGTGACACCAAAATCTTGTTTACCAGAAACAGAATCCGTTGCCGTTGCTGCTTCTGCAATACTGGTTGCAAAATTTTGTGCTGCGGAGATTGTGTCTGTTGCCGTGATTGTTTCTGACACAGTCGTAACAAAATCTTGTGTCGATGATATTGCATCGGTTGCAGTTGCCGCCTCAGATGCCGCACTTTGGAAAACAACTGAGGAAGATATGGAGTCCGTTGTTGTTGCTGACTCCGACACCGCTGACAAATACGTCAGAAGTGATGCCATTGCATCAGATGCGGTGGCTGTCTCGGATACTGCCGATACGAATACTTGGATCGCAGATATGGCGTCCGTCGCCGTCACTGCCTCAGATATATCTGTTACAAAAGTCTGTAAGGCTGAGAGCGTATCTGTAGCCGTGGCAGACTCAGAAATATTTGTGGGGAATGTCGCCGCAGCCGAAATGGAATCTGTAGCCGTTGATGTCTCAGAAACTGCCGCCAAAAATGTCAGTAAAGACGAGATTGCATCAGATGCGGTAGCGGTCTCGGATACAGACGAATTAAAAATTAAAAGCGAAGATATGCTATCCGTCGCTGTGGCTGATTCAGATACTGAGGCAGCAAATGTGTTACCACTAAGCGACGAAAACGGGGCTTGTGAGAATGCTAGAAATCCAAACACTCGTCATGCCCTGCTCATATTAGCCTGCGATCAAATCAAGCTCAGCAAACCAACGCTGTTGGGTTTTCCCATCAACATCTGTCCACTCAATCAGATAAGACACGTTGCCATCTTCATCCATACGCATCGCAAGCACTGGGCCTTGGGGTACGACGCCGTTTAATTTAACGACATCGCCTTTTTTAAATGTTGCCATGATTAACCTGCCAAACTGAGTGTGTAAGTGACATTGAGTGTGTCGCCTGAAACAACAGAACGATCACCCGGCGAAGTGAAATCAGATGCTGAGTACAGAACACCAGTTGAGCCACCCTTAGTGTTGTCGCTTACCAAAAAAGCTCCGCCAATTGTTGCTGTGGCGTTGATGCTGTAAACAGCGGGGGAAGCTGAGTTGGTAGCCACGGATGGGTTGGCTGTGGTTGGTGTAGCAAATGTACAAGCTGGGCGTGTTGCTTGGCTGTATCCAGTCTCTTCTGTCCAGCTACTGTGCGAGGCCATAGTGTTGCCAGCCGCAGGACTGTTACTCGCGCCTGAACCGTACAAACCAATGTACCAAGCGGCTGTATAGGCGCTGCCTAGAAAATACTTGTTGTTCATGTCTTGCAAGCCACCATTGACAACCAGATTGGGGCATTGGGCTTCCCACTTTAGATTTCCGTCTTTGTCAAAGCACTGCATGGTGTAAACACCCTTGGCAGTAGCCGCCTCACCTGATTGCAAGGTTTTTGTGATTGCGCTGCCGATAGTATCGGCGGCTTGGGATTTTTCGATTGCTGACATTTGTTACTCCTTAAACAAGTCGAATGAGTGCTGATGTACTGGTGTTTGCAGGCATCGTCACAGTGAAGGTATTGCTGGATGTTTTGTCGTTACCAAAATCAAGTACACAGATTGCGCCGTTTGCTCCGGCTTTGTAAATCAACGCTCCACGCGCAGTGATCTGCCCCGTCCATGCTGGAGAAGAAAACGACACATACGTAACGCTGCCAGCGGCAGTTGGCTCCGATGAGACTGTTGCCGTTACGCCCAAACCGCCCGCTACATAGTCGCCGCCAGAAGCCTCGCCAGTGGTTGTGTACTCAGTCGTTGTTTGATCCAGCGTTGCATTATTTGTGTACAGCGCCAAATAAAACGTATCCGATGTCAAGTTAATTGACCCATCCGCCAACCCTGAGCGCAGCGTATTGCAAGAGAAGTTTCCTGTGAACGCCATTAACGTACCCCATTATTTTGAGGAAGCGGCGGCATTCTGAACTGTCCGCTACGGTAAGCATCTTGCCTTTCAAGGCCGTCACCCATGCGTTGAGCCAGAGCCAAAGCCTCTTTGTACTTGGCATCGTAAAACGCCATGATGTCAGGCTCGCCCTTCATGTAGGTATAAGCCTCCACGATTGAGCCGTACAACAACACAGAATCAAAGTTGTCGCCCAGCCATGTTGTGGTCGCTGTGACGATTGACTCGGGGTAATAGTAATAATGCAATTCAACATCATAAGCTGCATCAGGGGTCGGGCCAAGAATAAAACTTAACTCGTTTGTGATGACAGGGGTTGGCCCATTTGTGGTGGTTGGGCCAAACAGTGCGTAGTACTTTGGAGTCGCGGTATCGGTTGGTTTTGGATACGCCTGACGGATGAAGTTCACATCTTTGTTCAACAGGTACTCGTAATTGCCGTCCGCATCAATTACCGCCAACGAAAATGTTGACAGGAAATCGCTTGGACAAGACAAGTATTTGTTGTTGGTTACCGTGACACCAGTGACATTTTTTCTGATGGATGGAAACTGAACCGTGTTGTAAATGCGTTGCTCCGCCTGCTCAATAAAAGTATTGATAGGCGCAGGATTGGTCGAATAGCTAAAGCTATTTTCTGTGTAATCCTGAATTGCAGTTACAAGCTCGGAGTAGTTCACGCCATTGGCCCCCGCGCCATCACGCCTTTAGTAGCCGCGCCAGTGCCACGGATTTTGATACCAGTGGTTTTGGTAGGCTTGTAGTCATTGCTGTGAGCATTTGCCTCAGAGACGTTTAGGTCTTTCATGTATTTTTTATTGTCAGCCTCGCCAACAACAACGCTTGGAACT